CGAAGTCATTAATACCTTCGGGATGGATTGATAAATTTTGTTTACGCTTCTCTAATGGACGGCCAGTGCATGAAGGGCGCCAGTCAGCTACGGCTTGATATTTACCATTTCGCTGTCGCTCGCACCGATATAAACATAGATCAGGAACCCAGGCGTCTAAGTTTTGCCTGGCCATCAAATTGATTTCTTGAAACGCCGTGCCGTCTTGCTCTTCCTTTATAATGATCGACTTCGAGTCAAACTCATTCTTAGGCATATAGCCAAATGGCCTGAGCACAGCCTCCAGGATCTCAATCACATTCTCAGGTAGTTGGGGAATATCTGAGTCGTCTGAATCTTCGAGTGCGATCTCGCCGATCCAGGCGTAAGGGAGATTAGTATCTTTATGAACTGTAGGCGGCAGGACTGTTTGAGATCCTTCGCCGAGCACGTCTACCAGGCGCTCGCCACTATCTCGATTAAAGGCCCGCTTATTCGTATTGCCCCAGAAGAATAACGTCTCGCCCTTCTGGCCGCGCTTTCTAACTGGCGTCGGAGGGAGAGATTTCTTGACGGCCTCGGCGACATCTTCCGCGTCAATATCTATCGCAACGAGATTGCGCGACGACTTGCCAAGCACGACGCACACACCGGCTGATGGCGCTTTACCCCAGCGCATAACATCGAAGGTAGATGGCGGACCATCTATGCAACGCGTACTCCATCCAGTCATCTTTGACCATCGCCCAGCCATATAATCGCCAGGCGCTTTCGTTCCGGGTTGAACAGGGAGCGCAGCAAAACCCCTGGCGACTAGACTGGCGCCAACTTTTGAATATGCGGACGACATAACAACCTCATTAGAATGGAGGATCACGAGACTCGAGCTCAGCCTTTAGTGAGCCAGAAAATTCGAGAAGAAATTTTTTAAGCGCGCTGTTTAGTTTTTTGTGTTTGTTTGCGTCTGCTACGATATCTTTATATTTCTCACCATCTATGTCGTCTAAGTTATGTATTTGTCGTTCCCAAAGCATCGTCATTACTGTTTCACAAATTGAATCAGTAACGACCTGGGCCGCACAATCAACTGCACGATTTTCCCAGTAATTAAGGTCCTTTGCTTTCATCCCATAGATCCATTTAGCCTGGGATATGCAAAAGGAATCGTCACACAGCCATAAGATCGGATGACGATCACTTGGCATGTAGCCAACAGATTTAGCGGCCCTTGCACATATTCCACATTGAATAGGTTCCTTGTCACCCCGCTTTCCTAATACAAGAGTCATTCAGGCCTCTCCAAAAATCGCAGGCGTGGCACTGAAATAGCGATACGGTCGCTGGATGAAGCTCTAGGACAATTGCGAACGTAATTATTGTTCACAACATACCGCGTTACAGACTCAACTTTTGTTTTACGCAAAAAAGGTCCAACTGCTTTGTTTAGGTTGTGGGAAAAGTTTTTATCCTGCATGCCTAAGGTCCTTTCGTGGATATATATTAAGTCTTTCATCAACAAAAAAATTAGAAGAGCGCCAGGCGCAAACACGCCAATATTGACCATCCTTGCGAACTTGAATTTCATCTACGGGGAGATAAGGTTGAACAAATTTCTCGTTGATAAAACGGGCAGCAGAATCGATCCCGAGATCGGGTTCGCCAACAAATACCCTCAACCAATTGCGCGCTTTACTTCCCGGGTAACCAAGCTGACCAACCGGAATATATTCTTTGAAAATTTGCAGCCCGCACTCATACTCAACGCGCATTGAGTATTTACCGGATTGCCCGAGGTGCTTGTATGCACGCAAACGATCAATTTTTATCCATTTGTTCTCAACGTCACGTCGCATAAGAACAACATTTTCATCTGATTTTGCGTCATGCTTTGGTTCAGGCTCGCGAGGCCACTCATAATCACAAACCTCGCAACATAGAGTACGTAAGCCAACAAGAGTCCCACACTCAGGACATTCTTTTGCAGCTATTCCTCCAACATCTGCACGACCCGCTTTGTTTTTTTTGTTTTTATTGTTTAGGCCATCTACAGGGCCATGGCGTATTACATTACCTGAGAAATCCAATACCAGGCAGTCGCATTTATCTGGCGCCAGGCGAGTTCCTCTACCGAGCATTTGCACGTAAAGCGACGTACTTAATGTCGGCCGCAACATTGCAATCATGTCAACGCCTGGGACATTAAACCCAGTTGTCAGCACGTTCACGTTTGTTAAGCAACGAATACGACCGTTTGCAAAGTCCTTGATTATTCGGTCGCGATCAACTTTCGGAGTTTTGCCGGTTATTGTTTCGCAGGTAACCCCAAGCTCACGAATAGAATCCCGCGTTTCATGAGCATGATCTACGCCAGCGCAAAATATTAGCCACCTCTTCCGGTCGGCTGCCTTTGTGACTATCTCCGCACAAGCTGCTTTGGTCACGGCAGAGGCCGCTTCCTCTAATTGACCAGGTATAAATTCACCGCCCCGACGGCCAACATTAGAAACATCAATCGAGTTCTGCGATCCACGCGCAACCAATGGTGCTAGAAATCCTTCCTCAACGCCGCGCCCAATATCATAACTATAGACGATCTTGTCGAAGAGACGATCCGGACCCTCGTCCAAACGACCGCTATCCAATCTGTAAGGTGTAGCTGTTAATCCAAGTACGCGCAGATCCGGATATATTTCACGTAATTTATCCAGCAGTTTTCTATATTGCCCACTTTCTTTATGAGGGATTAGATGGGCTTCGTCCACGACAACAAGATTACGCTCACCCAGCGCGCCAACATCATACCTTGCAACGCTTTGGATCGATGCAAATAGAATCTTATGATGGCGATCTCGACGCCCTAATCCAGCGCTATTTATCCCAACAGGAGCGCCAGGCCAATGTGACAATAGCTCGTCATAGTTTTGACGAACAAGCTCCCGAACATGCGTAAGCATCAGGACATTCAATGATGGATATTCGCCATGCAGGCGACGCAATACCTCAGCTATTACAAGGGATTTCCCTGTTCCGGTCGCCAACTCAACAAGCGGATTTCCTCCACCTTCGAACCAGTAACTATAAATCTCATCAACAGTCTCAACCTGATACGGGCGTAAGTTAAGCATTGTGATCACCGTGAATAGCGGTTGCTAAGAAGATTATTGGGTGGATTTTCATTGATCGACCTCGGGCACTTGCAGTTTTGGATCTTTGCCATCGACGTAAATGACATTTTCCTCATGCGCGACGCGTATCCGATAGGTCACAGTTTGATCTGACTCAGAGGAGTCGATCACTTCACCAGGAACTAATTCGGGTATGTAAATGTGATGTTTGCAGCCTTGTTTTTGATCGGCATATGTAAGGAACCGATCATCGCGACTGCACACCCATGTCTTTCCATCAACAATGCCGGAAAAAACACATGTCCTACAATTGACTCGAGCCCAGTCGTCATAACGACAGATTTTTTCATGCTTGCACCAACGGCAAGCAAAAGACTCTTGTTTAGGCGGAGGCTCATTGGCATGCGCGATGCGACTAGCCTTTTCCACAACCTTTTCCGCAATTTGCTGAATATATTTTACTCGTTCTGTTTCAATTTCATCCGTGTTTTTATTATGAACAATGTAAAGCGCCCGCTCCAATTTCAGACCATGCATATAAATTTGCATCTGCATAAAATGCATCGGTTTAGATGCTTCAACGCCTTTTGAACGAAAATCATTAAATGATTTGTCGTTTGCTGTCTTACATTCAAGTAAATGGATTGTACTTTCAGCGCCAGGAACGCCGGCGATCTGGCCGTCTGTGGATCCTTGAAGGATCCCATTTAAAAAACTTACCCTCCATTGCTTGCCAGTATTCGGATCACGGCTTGATACATTGCAGCCTATAGCCCGAAGGTCCTCAATAATACGCAATTCCTCACGGTGGCCCGTTTGGAACAAACGCTCTTGGCGCCCGTCATGTCTTTTAAGCGGCGTAGTCCAGCGCAGGCCATACCAAAGAGCGCGCTCGCACTCATTGCCTATGGAAGAGCAACGAAGGTTTTCATCATCTACCAGCGTTTGCGACGCTTGATAGTGTTGCTCAATTCGCTCAGCAACCTGAGATTTAAATTTATCTAGTGTAGCCATGGCAAAGTTCCGGCTTCCTCAGAATCAGATGATTCCAAAGTGAAAAAAATCCTGAGAGGATTTGAGCGGCGTAAACGCCGCTCAACTATTTTGAATTATTTACGTAACCAAGGTTGCGTATCCTGAGGCTTTGCAGGTACCTCTTTCGCCGATACAGACTTTGAAACCTGTGCCCCGTAAGGTAAAAACCCTTTAACGGTGTTGCGCGGTTCGTATTGGCCGTTCTTGTCCGTCTCAATTGCAACCCTTGCAATGATCGGAATGCCGTGCAGTTCCTCAGTATCGTCAATCGGACCAATGCCCGCTGCCGAAATAAGAGAGGCAATCACTTGTTGCCCGATCCTCTGCGCTGTTTCATTCTGATGACGAACCATAATGTTCGGCCAGATGCGGCGCCCCTCCAACTCACCCTCAACAACTTTTAGTGTGAGTTTCATTTGACGACCCAAACCCGTTTTGGTATCGACAACGTCGGACCCGATGACTTCAACCACATAATTCCCAGCGGGTAGTGGTTCAAAATTATCGGGTGCTGGGAGTGTATCAAGTGATAGCGTTTCACCTATATGAGCCATAGTGTATGTGTCCTATGAGTTCGCGTGTGTAGGAAAATAGGGTGCAAGAGCCTCGAAACCTTTGCCCCGATCGTATTTAATTTTGGCGGGTAGGCCGTAGCGATTTTTGGCAACAAACGCCGGCCGACCTTCCGTATGAATGAAAGTCGTGCTCCCGCCTTCGGCGATTGCCCTACTCTGATTAAATCCAACATCCTCCTTCCTGGTTGAAATGGACTTCTTCAATAAGAAGATTGCGTCCATGTCGCGCTCGATGGCGCCGACGCTGCGAGAATGAAGATCGATCTCGTAGCGATGATAGCTCGATGACTCAGGATCATCGAAGCGTTCGATTGAGCTGTGCGCGATCAGGATAATTGCCATCCCACGATCTCGACGCAGCGCATTAATTCCGTCAATTAATTCTTGCCAAACGCGCTGGGCGAGGACGTAACCTTTGCCGTAACCGAATCCTTCGATCGACGTTTGCTTGTTGCCCTTATCATCGCCACGTGAGCACGTTTCGTTGAAAACCAGGCGCTCTAATTCAGTGATGCTATCGATCACGAGCGTTTGGAAATCGTGCTCTTCAGTATAGAGAGCGCCAATTGCTTCCATAACCTGAGGAAATTTTTCCAATTTTCCGAAAGAGTTGAGCGTGACGCCGCCTGGCGTGCCATCCTCGATCTGCAAGAAGATAGGCTCAGGAAATTCGGACGCGAGCGTAGTCTTGCCGATCCCTGGATCGCCATAGAAGAGGATCCTTGGCGGTAGCGTTACACTGACCTTCAAAACGTCTTTTAAAGATAAAGCCATTATAAAAATCCTTTTTCAAACCAGCTTGAAAACAGTTTCCGCGCCCCACTTGGCAATCAACGCTGCCTCAGCTCGCCCCTCATCCCTTCTGCGAGAAAAGCGATCTGCACTTTCAGGCCAAAGATCGATCGCGCGGCGACGCGACTCCTCCTTGTCAGAAGAGAGGCTGAAATATTTTTTCCACTTGGTCGGCGTAACAAAATGGAGGGGAATATTAAGAGCCTGGACGACACCAACGGCGACTCCGAAGCACATCCCAAAATTAAACATACTCGCTACGCCCTGGCCGGGACGGCTTGAAACGAGTTCAATAATGCAGGCGTCAGGACTCATTTGATTAATGCGCGAGGCGAGCTCGACTCCATTAATGCGGTGGTCGACCACCGGCATATCTTCCACCGACACAACATGGCTGTGTGACGAAAAATAAAACGCAATTGCGCCCGATTTGCCTGGGTCAATAGCCGCTATGCAGAATGAATCCTTCATAAAACCCTTCCGTTTATTAGTATCGAAGGGCGGGAGACGAGAAACTAAAGTTCCCGCCCTTCGATTTGCACAAGCATGCTGTCACGCGATGTCTGTGCATATTCCCGTTAGTCAGTTGTCCAATTGACCTTCGAGAAATTCGGGGCGTTATTGCTCCGAATTGGTGTTCCGCAACGTCACGCGCAATTACAGCGCCAAATCGGGTATCATTTTCAAGTCCCAAAACGTTCAAGCCTGTTGAAAGCCGAGTTACCCTTCTTTTCCCCAATTTGACGACCTGTTGAAAAATGCAGTTGATTTTTGTTGCGACTTGTAATCCGCCGATTCCAAAAGAGCTCGACGCCGAAGCGCCGAGCAAGTTTGGGAGGAAAGCAACGCCTATGCGTCGCACGCAGAAGGACCTCCTTCGCGCTCAATAGGCATATCGCCAATGCGACGTGCCAATTCTGTCGAATGCGCAAGAAGATCATTGTGAGTGATCTCCTCATATGAAGTATCTTTCATGCTGATACCGGCGCGGACATAAGCAACAACGCGCGCGCCTAGATTATTAATGTCTCTTATTTCTTTGAGAGCCTCGATCATTAGATCGAGAAGAAGTGTGTCCTTATTCATTGGACATCCCTCTTCGGTCTCAGCGGATAAAAATCGTTCGGTTGGACGTTACCCTTGGTCAATTCATAGATTTTAACCATTACTTCCGCGTTTGGTAATCTGTCGCCATTCAGGTAACGAGTGACTGCAGGCTCGGAAACCCCCAGTTTCCAGGCAACAAAGGAGCGAGCCCAGTCGTTTCTCTTCATGTAGTCAGCGAGTCTCATGACAATTAGAATTAACGATATGGTATTAAGCGTCAAGATATAATACCAAAAAGACAATAATTTTTTCGGGGATGTATTGACTTTAATATTCCTTGTTATACCGTATCGGTATGAATAACCTCAAAAACACTATGAAAAACCTAGGGTTAAAGAACCCTGCTCTCGCCGAATTGGTCGGCTGCAAGCCGGTGGAAATCTGGCGCCTTGCACAGTGGCCGGAAAAGGGAGGCAGACAAATGACGCCCGCTTGGGCGGAGAGACTCGCGCCTCACTTAGGAATCAAGCCCCACGAATTGTTGTTTGATTACGCGGGCAGCTCCTCTGATCCGCAGACTCAAACAACAGTCCAAGTGCTCGGAATGTGCACGCCTAATAATTTTTTCGAGCGCGACCGGGAGGTTCCGGAAGAAACATCAAATGTTCCAAAAATCCCTGGAAAATATTGGAGTTATAATCAGTTTGCGTATCGAGTTATCTCGTCAGCAACAGGCTTCGGACCACTGGAAGACAATTATTCTATATGTGTTGACTACAACGCCGTGAGAAAAAGTCTCGTAGACCTTGATACTGTTATTGTTGAAATAACAAGAAATGGCTTCACCGAGCGAACACTTCAAGGAATTGGTCTCTTTAATAACAAGTTCCAGCTTATGCCGATGCAAAGCCACCTCGCTAACAAGATGGTCAGAGTCTCTTCGATGGAATTGCCATCGGATGCGACAGAATTTGAGATGGACGATATTCACATAAAAATTGTTGGACTTGTGATCGCAAGCCTCCGTATCTTTCCAACATGATTGACTAATCGTTCCAGCTTGGTAATATTCCTCTGGCAACTCAGGGGAAGCGAATGTCAAATAAGTTCCACAACCGCTCAACCGAGGATCTCGCAGACGACTTTGGCTCTGTAAAACAACAGATCGAAACGCTTGAAGGTAAAGAAAAGGAGCTTGCGGACGAGCTCAAAGCTCGCATCGATGACGTTCCCGCCATCGGACAGAAATGGACTGTCAGTAAGTCAGTAGCGAAAGGCCGCACGACCCTCGACACCGGCGCCATACGTAAGCTCCTGGGTGAAGATATTAAGAAATACGAGAAAGTTGGTGAGCCATCGACCCGCTTACTCGTTAAGCCGACAACGATATTGGGCATGTCGGCGGCCGATTAATGAAGCCATTCTATTCAGACAAAGAATTGGCTGAATTGTTCGGGCTCACGTTCGAGCAATGGACCGCCGCGTCCATTGTCCTCGAACGTAAGGGGCTCCCCAAAAAGGATCCTCAATTTAACAACCAAAGATACTGGCGAGGTGTCCAGGCTTTCCTCGATCGACGAGCGGGGGTCATGGACGTGACGCCAGAGGAAAAGGAAAGCAGCGATGAAATACGGTGGAATAGAAATTCCAAATCTAGAACAAAGAAAGGCTGTGAACGGGACGATACGATTGTATTGGAGAGCACCCCGTCCAGCAGTAGAACTACGCTTCGAACCGTCGCTAGTCAGGATTGAAGAAACGGAACCAAAAGAAGTGGCTGCAATGTGCGCGAGATTGCACGCAGAGGCTTTGGAATGGATTGCGGCGCGCGAAGGCGTAACAGTTCAATTTAAAAAAGATCCGACATGGGCCGATCTTACGCGCGCCTACATGTCAAATGACGATAGCCCTTATCACAGTGTAAAATACAATACACGCAAGACTTATACGTTCGATCTCGACTCACTTGATGCTTTGATCGGTCACGTCAAGTTGAGCGCAATGAATCTTGCCTTCTTCAAAAAATTATATTCAGGAATCCGTCACACGGGCGACGGCCTGGATCATGTCACCCAGGCGCACAGATCGATCTCAATGATGCGGCGCGTGCTCAGCTATGGGATCGCCTCCGAGATCAGGGGGTGCTCGCGCCTGGCGGAGATTCTACACAACACGCGCTTCGAGCAACCCACCAGGCGCGACGTTGCTATGACCCGGGAGCATGTCGAGGCGTTCGTAGCAAAGGCCGTGGAGATCAATCGCCCTTCCCTGGCGATCTCTACCGCCCTGCAATTTGAAACCTCCCTGCGCCAGCGCGACTGCATTGGTGAATGGACGCCTCTTAATGGCGAGCGCGCCAGCTCAAACTTTGTCTTGGGGGCCTCTCAGTGGCAAAATGGTTTGACCTGGGCCAACATTGATAACCAATGGCGCCTAAGCAAGCGCACAACGAAGACCGGGCGTGTCGTAAGCCATGATCTTACATTGTGTCCGATGGCCTATAAGCTGCTTGCCGCCACCCCTGAGAGCGATCGTATCGGTCCAGTGATCATCGACGAGCGCGCCAGCAGGCCATACGCCCCCAATGCGTTTCAAGAGCAATGGCGCAAAGTCGCAAACCTTGCAGGCATCCCAAAAGAAGTTCGTAATATGGATGCGCGCGCTGGCGCCGCAAGTGAAGCAGATGAAGCAGGCGCAACGCTCGATGACGTTCGTTCAATGATGGGACACAGCGATTCAAAAACGACGTTGCGCTACATCCGGAACAACGGTCTTGAGCAATCGCGACGCGCTGCAACTGCACGTCTTAACTTGAAGAACAAGTAATAAACAAACGAGTCCAACGCGAGTCCAACGTCCAACTTTTGATTTCAGTAAGTGGTTGATTTATGGAGCGGGCGAAGGGAATCGAACCCTCGACATACAGCTTGGGAAGCTGTCGTTCTACCACTGAACTACGCCCGCAAT